CTAATATGTTTTGGGCGGTTGTCCCTTACTTTAGCCTATTTGAAGGTGAGGGTTCGAGAAAAACACATTAGTACTCTTAAAAATTTCTACTTGATAAGCAAGAACATTAATTTTCTGTAAAATACATAACATACATTGTTCCTTGATCAGGTGCATTTAAATAATCTACAGGGGCATTGTTGTGAGTAACGATAACATCAGGATAATCAGTTGCGATAACAGGGGTTGCACCACATTGAATATATTCACCTACATCAATATTTGTAGCAGTCGAGTTAGTTACTATTCCATGAACATTAGTTGTTATGGCTGTGTTTGATCGCACGCCATTAGCTGATAAAATATATTGAACTACTGCAGCAAAAGGGTTCAATGAAGGACTTGGATTTGGGCGGGATAATTTAATGGTCATTTCCATAAATAAAGTGCATGAATTTGCCATTGTTTGACCGATTCCGTTGCCTACTACATAAATATTATTTGGTATATCAAGTCGATTTATAGGAGCCATGTTTTTCATTGTATTATCAAGATCTTTAATTTGAAATTTTGAACACATCCACACTGGGTGTATTTCTGAGCTAATTTGAGTTAAAGCAGCAAAAGCAAGAGTTGTATCGTAGCTAATAGGGGTGCAATTTCGAGTAGAACCCATTGCGATCATGCCAGGACTGGTTGAGCCAATAAGCGGCACATAATGTAAAATTGCTCTAGTTATTGTAAAATTTGCAAAATTGAGGGCTAAATTAGCTGTTCTTCCAAAATAAAACATAGGATGTACAGGCACTGTGGCTTGAGTTAATATATAAAAAGAAGCTGGTACAGGTTGGCAAAAGGTGATTTGATCATTATTGAATTTAAAGAAAGATTCAATAGTTTTTGATTCAGAAACAGGTGTTGTAAAGGTATTTCCGACTCCTTTTGTTCTATTTCTTTTGGGTTGAAAAGCTAGATCTTGTTGTTGGCCGTACATAACGCGAAGTATAGGTCGTCTTCGTTGATTAAAGTTTCGGTTGGGGCGTCTAAAGGTGTTTGGAAAATTACGATTTTGATTTCTTCTTCGTTGAAAGTTGTTATTACGATTCACGGGAAATCGAATTTGTTGGTTTTGGCCTCGTGGTTGTAAAGGGGGCAAAAAGTATCGGGATCCATTTGGATTTAGTTGAATAGTCATTGAATATTTAAAAAAAATACTAAAATTTTACTCTTTTGAGTTGAGATAAACTATAAACAGGGTAGGTTAAATGAATAACACTTTGCCGGCTAAGAAGTTATTAATTTAATTTATACTTGTTTATTTAGTTCTTTAAATTTCCACGTTCATGTGAAGGCTCAGCGGGTGCCCTTTTTAGGGGCTCATTATAGTCCACTATGGCTGTGTACATAGTTGGACTGCGATTCCATACGCATTATACGAATTTAATATCAGCATCATATGATCTCTTCATGAAATCATATGGCAAATAGAGTTGATCCAAGGTTTGTGCATTGTGTATTAATTTTTCTAATGCTAGTTGATCAGTTATATTTATATTGAATCTTTTTTGATATAGTAAACGATCTTCGTTAAGTATAGGTGTGGGTTCGAATTTCTCGCTGTTTATTAAAGGTAAAAGTTTAATGTCCCACCATTTATTTGATACTTCGTAAATACATTTTCCTTGTTTTATAAATGATAATATTTTTAGGCATAATGGGGCTAATATTGGTGTGTGTTTTCC